TTCTTCGGCGGCAGCAATGGAAAAAAATAAAATGAAAAAGCTTCTTGAGATGTTAAAGCGTCACGAGGGTGAAGTAGTCACCAACGGCAGGCATGTAGCTTACAAATGCTCAGCCGGGTACTGGACGGTGGGTGTTGGCCGGAATGTGGACCCCAATGGCGGGATAGGTTTGTCTCAAGAAGAAGTTGATATGCTTCTTGAAAACGATATTACCAGAGTAATCAAAGAGTTGGCCTCAGAATACCCGTGGTTTAATGACCTTGATGATGTCAGAAAAGATGCTATGATTGACATCAGTTTTAACCTCGGAGCTACGCGTTTGCGTGGTTTTCGACGCGCATTGGCTGCAATGGAAGCAGCTAGCTACAAAGAAGCCAGCACCGAATTTTTAGACAGTAAATGGGCCAAGCAGCAAGTGGGTGGCCGTGCTTTGGAGCTAGCAGATATGATCGCCAGTGGCGAATATGCGCTATGAGGTTAGAAAATGCCGTTACAGAAACTACAGTTCAAACCCGGAGTTGACCGCGAGAATACTCGCTACGCTGCCGAAGGTGGTTGGTACGAAACCGATAAAGTGCGTTTCAGACGGGGTATGCCTCAGAAGATTGGCGGATGGGTTCGCTTATCTGCTACAACCTTCCTTGGTATTTGCCGGTCCATGCTTAATTGGACCACTTTACAGCAACAAAATCTTGTATCTGTAGGCACTAACCTCAAGTACTACATCGAGCGTGGAGGTGAGTACTTTGACGTTACCCCCATCCGTGCCACGGCTACTCTGACTAACCCGTTTACCACTACTTTAGGCTCTGCAACGGTTCTTGTTACTGATGTTGCCCACGGTGCGCTCCAGAACGACTTTGTTACGTTTAGCGGAGCTACTGCGGTTGGTGGGCTAACCCTGAACAACGAGTACCAGATTAGCTTTGTAAGCGAAGACACCTACACTATTACCGCTGAGACTACCGCTTCTTCTACCGCCACAGGTGGCGGTACTGTTACTGCGGCATATCAAGTCAACACGGGTAACGAGATTGCGGTACCTTTTACTGGGTGGAGTGCGGGTACTTGGGGGGCGAATACATGGGGTAACAGTGGTTCTACACTTGCTCCTATTCGGCTTTGGAGTCAGGCTAACTTTGGCGAAGACTTGTTCTTTACTTACCGTGGCGGTGAGCTTTTCTACTGGGATGCGAGCAACGGGGTAACTACCCGTGCTGTGTACGTTACCTCGTTAGGCGGTGCGTCAGACGTTCCTACTATAGTCAACAAGGCGTTTGTGTCTGATATCTTTCGGTTTGCATTTTGCTTTGGTGCAAACGATCTGGGTACTAGCGTGCTTGACCCTATGCTTATCCGTTGGTCTGACCAAGAAGATGTAGCTAACTGGACGCCTGCGGCTACTAACCAAGCCGGTAGCCTACGCCTGTCACGTGGTAGTGAGATCGTAACTGCTATACAAGCGCGTCAGGAAGTACTGATTTGGACCGATACGGCCCTCTACGGCTTGCAGTATCTAGGTGCTCCAGAGGTGTGGGGTGCGCAATTACTAGGCGACAACATTACGATAGCCAGTACTAACGCAGCGGTTTACTCAGGCAACATTGCCTATTGGATGGGCACAGATAAGTTTTACTCCTACGACGGTACGGTTAAGACGCTGCCTTGTTCGGTTAGAAGCTTTGTATTTAACGACTTTAACTTCTCTCAGTACGACCAAGTTGTTGCAGGTACTAACGAGCGGTTCGATGAAATTTGGTGGTTCTATTGTTCTGCGGGGGTAACGCAGAATGACCGTTACGTGGTGTACAACTACCTACAAGACATTTGGTACTACGGCACGCTTGCACGCAGTGCTTGGATCGATGCTGACCTACGGGAAAACCCTATGGCCGCTACGTACAGCAACAACTTGGTTAACCACGAAGTGGGCTACGACAGCCGAGAAGGAGCAACAGCAAGTGCCATTACAGCAACTCTCTTGTCCTCTGAGTTTGACTTGGACGACGGCGATAAGTTCATGTTTGTTAAGAGAATGTTACCGGACGTAACGTTTGAGGGTTCTACGGCTGATGCCCCTGCGGCTACTATGACTCTATCTCCTATGGAGAACTCTGGTTCTGGGTACAACAACCCGCTATCAGAAGGTGGTAACAGCAGCGCTACGGTAACTCGTTCAGCCACAGTACCTATTGAGCAGTTTACAGGGCAGGTCTTTGTGCGAGTACGTGGTAGGCAGATGGCGTTTAAAATAGAGTCCACTGAGTTGGGTGTGGCTTGGAAGTTAGGTATACCACGGTTGGATATGCGGCCTGACGGTAGGAGAGGCTAGTGGCGCAAGAAAGGCTCGTACAGAAGGTTCAAGCGCCTGCACTGCCTATACCCAAGGCCGGACCACTTAAGCAGTATCTGGACGACCTAAACAACATCCTGCGCTTGTTCTTTAACCTGCTAGCTAACGCGGTTAACAACGTATTCGGGGAGCAGGGCGGGCGATTTGTAGAGTCTCCAAACGCTAAGTTCTTTTCTACTACAGACCAGAATGCCGCTCTTGTAGATACAGCGTACGCTTTGCAGTTCGAGAACACGTATTTAGGCGAGGCCATAAGCATAACAGGAACACCGAAGACGAGAATAACTCCACTTTACTCAGGGGTTTATAACTTTGAACTTTCGGTAGAGTTGACCAGTACTAATGCTAACTCTAAAGAGCTGTCCTTCTGGGTGCGCAGAAGCGGTGTAGACATAGCAAATACTGGTAGAATGCACGTAGTGGCGGGGTCTGGCGGCGTAGACGACTTTGAGTATAGCTTTACCATAGACCTAACAGCAGGGCAGTATATAGAACTTATGTGGGCAACAGACGATACAGGCATAACAATTGATTATCAGGCGGCTGCAAGTCCCCGTCCTGCCGTGCCGTCCACTCTATTAACCGTAGTTTTTGTGTCAGCGTTGCCAGAAACGCTGCCGACACCGTAGGTTTAGTATGGTTAAAAAATCTAACAGAAGAGGCAATTCCCTAGTTACCAATGCTCCGCCTACAGGGCGTACAACAGGAGCAAGTGGCGGGTTTGACATAGTAGACGGTGTTGCTGTCCCTGAAGATCGTTCTGTAAGAAGGTTTGACGGCGCCGAATTTAGCAACAGATTTAGCAGTCTGTTAAACGACAGGTTTGCAAATTCTGTAGGAGGCTACAGTCTTGGGCTGGGGGGCACGCGAGAGTTAAACGTTGGTGACAACATGGGCGATATTTTTAACACCATTAGTGGTCTGTATGGTGGAGATGCCTCGCAAGCTGCGTTTGATCAAGCTGCTCAAGTTGATTTAGTTAATCAGTTATCCACCGATAGTGATGAAAGTAATTGGCTATCCGATTTTGCTGAAAGCCTTTTGCCGGGAGCTATGACCTACGAAGATTTGGCTCAGTACGCCGAATATGGAGGGGAAATATCAAAAGGGTTAGGAGCGGGCGTTACCCGAATGGGTTCAGGTATACTCACTGGAATAGCAGAATTATTGCCCGAACAATATGAGGAGTCTGTACAAACTGGAATAGGCAATTACGCAGAACAAATAATAAACGATTTTTTAGCGCCGGGAGAGGGATATGAAAACAGCGCATTACGAACTTACAGTGAGGCCGTTGGAAGTTCCCTACCGTATTTAATACCCGGTGGTGCTTTGGTTAGAGGAGCACAAATTGCCTCTGGTGTAGCTGGACAAGCCGGAGAAGCGGCTATACGGGCTATTGAAGCAGGCGCAACTCCAGAAGAAAAAAATCAAGCTACTGCGATAGCATCCGTTATAGGTGCATTTGAAACTGTATTGGGGCCGGGAAGAGCTTTAGACAGGCTGATACCCGGAAAAGCGGGGGAAGAGTTTGTAACTGATATTGCAGAAGTAATAGCAAAAAACGTTGTAGCCAAAGGTACAAAAGTAACCGCTGCCGCTATTGCTGAGGGCCTAGAAGAAGCAGGGCAGGAAGTGGCGCAAAACGCTATACAGAAGTACGTATACGACCCAACACAAGAGCTTGGGGAAGGTGTTTATAGAAACGCTGAGGTAGGGGCAGGGGCAGGGGCAATACTACAAACCGCCTTAGAAATTCTTACTCCCGGAAAGACTCGTTCTGCCGCATACATACCCGCAAGTAATACAGCCACTGTAAGTGATGCGGCACAAATAACAGATCAAACCCAAACTGGAGTAACCGTAGACGGAGAAACTATTGTACCGGATTCCGCTTTACTCACGGGCACAGTAGTTTCCGAACAAGACGCAGCTACTTCCGGGCAGGCTCTTTTAACTGATGGTCAAGCCATATATGACCAAAACGGGATTCGTGTAAAACCGACCGAAGGTAAGATTTATACTTTTTATGAAGACGGTAGTGTTGCAGTACGCGATGCAGCTACGGGCAAATTAGTAGAAGCTGACTTAAACGACGCTGTTACCGTACAAGAAGTAAATGCCGTTGGTGGTGGAGACACTATATATAACTCTATTTTAGGTGGTACGACTGACATAGAGACTGTAAATGATGTTGTTGGTAAGGGCACAGTAGAAGGATGGTTGGCTAATAACGACTCAGCTTTATTAAATAATGAAAATATTGTAGGAACAACTTATGAAGATGATTTAGATGCAACTTCTATAGCAGATTTAGTTAGAGGCGATCTAAACGCTCAAGTAGTAAAAGGTACTTTAAGGGATGATATTCCCCTGCAAACAGCGGAAGATTTAATAGCCAATCTACCCAATGTGTCTGACCATACAGCTCAACGTATATTTGAGTATGGGGATACAGATAGCGTCCGGCTTATAATAGACGAGTTAGATAGAGGCGCACTTCAAAACCTATTGGATTCGGTAGATTGGGAAACTATTTCTGGTTTAGACCGTGTTTTTGATGAGTTAGACGACGACGACCAAAATAAACTGCTTGATGTGGTGGGCACTCATTCCGGTGCTCAAAACGAAACCGCGCAAGCAACTATAGCAAACGCTAGACCGTCAGTTCCACCGTCAGTTCCACCGTCAGTTACACCGTCAGTTACACCGTCAGTTACGCCTTCGGTTACACCGTCAGTTACACCGTCAGTTACGCCTTCGGTTACGCCTTCGGTTACGCCTTCGGTTACACCGTCAGTTACACCGTCAGTTACACCGTCAGTTACGCCTTCGGTTACACCGTCAGTTACACCGTCAGTTACACCGTCAGTTACGCCTTCGGTTACACCGTCAGTTACGCCTTCGGTTACACCTAGTCCGAGTCCGAGTCCGTCGCCTAGTCCGAGTCCGTCGCCTAGTCCGTCGCCAGAACCAGAGGAGATACTTGCGTCCATTATAGGCGGGGGGATAAGCAGCGTAAGCACAGAAAAAGCGGGGCTAGCTGATATAACTAACACATACAACCCAAGCCTTACTTTTGCTGAAAACATGGAACTTATGCTAGGCACAAAACCACAAAAGGAAGACGCAGTAAATAGCGCACTTATGTACGGTGGTGGTATAGTACAACCCACTGATATAAATGCTGAAATATTAAAAATTCTAGGGAGTAACTAACGATGGGTCTTTTTGATAACCCAATTACTAAATTTGTTAAAGACCGTTACACCGACGGTGGTACAGGGATAAACAACCTAGATTTTAGCAACATAGCTAAAGACTTTGGCGCAGCCGCTTCTATCTACGGTGTTATAAACCCTAATGATTCCAGTGGGTTAGCTAGTTTCTTTGGTACTGGCGGGCAACAACAGCCTGTCGGATACACTGGTGGTATTCCCAATTACACTGCTACTAGGGAGCTAGCCCCTAACGCTTTTGTTTCTACTTATACTACTCCTACTGGAGAAGTTGCCCCCCGTAGGCCCGGTATGGCAGGCCGTCGGTATTTTACAGACACTACGTTTGAGCAATCTACAGACGAACCTTTTATGGGTGTTACGGCGGAGCAAATAGCTGCTCAAAACCAAGCCGCTATAGACGAGCAAGAGCTGTTTGAAAACATACTAAGTAGCGTTGAAAACAAACGCTTAGACAACTCGGAGGGTATTTCTACCCGAGAAGCTAACATAGTATTTGCCGCACTAGACCGAAATCTTGCTACTCCCCAAGAAGTCGCTGATTATTATGGTTTTACAACAGATGAGGTACTAAAAGCATACCGCGATATGGGGGGCACTAAATTTGCTCAAGGCGGTAATGTAAACGGGTACTACTTAGGTGGCCCTACAGACGGCATGGCAGATCAAGTACCTGCTACAATTGACAATATGCAGCCCGCAGCGTTAAGTGATGGGGAGTTTGTCATCCCTGCCGACGTGGTAAGCCACTTAGGCAACGGTAATTCAGATGCAGGGGCACAAAACCTGTACAGCATGATGGACCGAGTGCGTACTGACCGCACCGGAAACCCCGAACAAGGTCGTCAAATCGACCCAAACAAATACTTGGCGTAGGTAAAAATTATGGTTACTACTGTAGCAGAAGAATCGTCACTTTCCAGTTGGGCAGGCCCTTATGTAACCGAGATGCTAGGTCGGGGCCAAGCATTAGCTAGTATGCCTTATCAGGGTTACATGGGGCCTCTTACAGCGGGGCAATCCAACTTACAGAACACTGCTTTCCAAGGTATAGGTGCTCTTAGCGCCCCTACTAACATGGGTGGGTTTAATCCTCAGTCTTTTACGGGCGCAGGATACACTCCGCCAACTGCCACCCAAGCGGCGGCAGGGGGCACGCCTACCTATACTCCTGCTTCTGGCGACGTACTACAGCAGTATATGACACCCTACCTACAAGGTGCCCTCCAGCCACAGTACGATGCGGCACGTCGGCAGTCAGAGATACAAGCTCAAAAGCTTCAAAGCCAATACGGTAAAGCCGGTGCCTACGGTGGGTCTCGTCAAGGTATTGCAGAAACAGAATTACAGCGAGGCTTACTAGATCGTATGTCGGGAATTACCGGCACAGGCTATCAAACAGCCTTTGAACAAGCACAAAACCAATTTAATACTGAACAAGATCGCCAAATGACTGCTCAGCAACGTACTAACCAATACGGTATGGACGTATTAGGTGCACAACAAGATGCAGGTTCCGTACAACGCGCCATCGAACAACAAGGAATTGGTGCAGATATAGCCCAGTTTGAGCAAGAACGAGACTACGGTAAGAACAACACACTGTTTATGCAGTCTCTATTACAGGGTCTCCCCCTTGAAACGCAGACGTATAGCTACTCACAACCTAGTGGCTTGCAAAGTTTAGCTGGGGGTGTAAACGACGTAACTAGCATCCTTGACGAATTAAGTAACCTTGGTGGGGGTAACACAGGCACTGGGGCTGCTGGGGGTTATACAGGGCCAAATTTAACCCCTCAACAAGCCAAAGACTTTCAAGCAACTTTTGATTACTACGTCGGTGTAGGGATGGACCCAAAACTAGCAGCAGAACAAGCGATGCGTGACTCAGGGTGGACAG